CGCGCATCGCTTTTCTTGCCGCGTCCCCAGGCGCGATAAAACTTTTCAGTGTGGCGCGCAGCGACGTCACCGCTTCCTCGGCGCTCACACCCTGGCGGGTGAACGTGGCCACAAAGGCCCCCACCTCCTCCAAACTCACGCCCATGGCACTGGCCACACTCATGACCCGACCCAACGAACCGGCAAGCGCCGATGCTTCGAGATTCCCTTCGCGCACCGTCGCCACCAAGACATCGGTCGCCCGTGCCGCGGTCATTCCGCTCGACTGATATGCCTGCATCGCTGCCGTGACGGTCCGGGCAATGTCCTTCGTCTCACCCATGCCAACGGCCGCGGCCATCGCGCTCCGGGTTAAAATATCCATCGCCGCCGCGCCACGCTCACCAGCCGATGTCACAACAAACAACGCCTCGGCCAGCGCTTTCGGACCTTGCCCAACGGCTGGGGCGAGGGCCAACAACTCCCCGCGCCACTGTCCGACCTGTGTGGCATTGACGCCGACGAGCGTCTCGACTTTTGTCAGCTCACTCGAAAATTTTGCCGCGAACGCCGCACTCGCGGCCGCCGCTGAGGCAATCGCCGCACCGACGGCACCCATCCCCGCGACAAATCCGTGCGTGTCCGCACCGATGATCGCCTTGAGGTTACCGATCGTTGGCATGCAGACCTCGGTTACCGATGCGTGCCACGAACGCGTCCCCCCATCAAGGTATTGAGGTGCCGGATATGCTCCATACGCTCCTCCCAACCGTCCATCGCGTCATAGCGCGGCAGAAAGTTCGTCAGGGGATAGGGGGCGTCGTGCGGCCCGCGGTTAACGTCCGCCACGACTTTGCAGACCAACGCCGCGCGGACATCCGCCCGCTCCTCGCCAAACGGTTCGAGGCGTGCATATGCCGCCCACTCCGTCAACTCCTGTCCGTCGAGCCGTGCGTTCAACTCCCGCACGGTCATCCCCAACGCTAGGGCGAGGCGGAACCTAAATCGCCGCTCGGGGCGGCTGCGGAGTTTTTTTCCGCCTCCTCCACCGCCTGAGCTCCCATCCCACTCAGCCGCAGGATCGCCGTGGCCAGTCGATCCATGACCGCGCCGTTTTTCTCTGCGAGCGCTGGAACATCCGCGGGCGTGAACAACGCACGCCCGGAGACATCGACGACTGCCGCCGCCACGAGTTGCTCGCGCAACCCCTCCACCACGGTCCCCTGACGCACGCGCCCCTCCAGCTGCTCGCGCTCAGCAGACGTCAACGCCCGGAGATACACCGTCCCACCCCATTCTGGAACCGCATGTTCATCGAGCTGGAGATCGTCCGCCCCGAGAATCTCCTGTCTGGTCAACATCACGACAACACCGGCGTATCCGTGATTGACAGCACCACTTCCGCCGTCATCTTGTCTTTGACCGCCATCGCCGGGGTAAACCCCGTCACGTAGGCCGAGAAAATCCATGTCGTCGTAGCGGTATCCGCAAACACCAGCTGAAACGTCTGCTTGGTCTTGTTCTTGAAATCGGCCAGCAACCCGGTGCCGCCGACCGCCTTGTGGGTCGCACCCGCGGGGTCGAAATGGATCGTCAGTGTGAGATCCCCGGCGTCGAGAATCATCGGCTTCTTCGACGCCCACGTTTCACTCAGGTCGGTCGTGTCCACGACGGCCGCCGTGAGACTCGGCCCCGAGATATCCTGCACCTCGGCGATGGCCGTGCCGGCCCGCTTGAGGGTGGTGCCTGGGGTGGGAATAGCTGCGGTACTCATTTACGCCTCCTGTGGCTTCGATTCAGTGTACCAGACTTCAAACTCTAACGCGACGTGCCGTACATTCAGCAGAGACGCACTCGTGTCTTGCGTTGGTTCTGGCAAGTCAACCTCGTTGTCCAAAAAGACCCGCATGGTCGTGGTGCGATAGCTGTCCAGGGCCAACCGCACTTCTTCCGCGACCGCTTTTGCCTCGATATAGGTTGGTGCCCACACGTCCACCTGCCACCGCGTCACTGCCAGCCCTGACGATCCGGCCAGACTATGATCCCGTGGTCCCCCCACTTGGAAATACGTCACGGCGGGACAGGTCGGGTTCTGTGGCAAGTGCTCGGGATAGATACGATCACCCACCAACGTGGCGAGACCCGCATGTCCCGTGAGTCGCGCATACACATCTTGGGCGAGAATCGTCACCGCAGACTCGCACGGATCGTCGCCCACACGCCAGTCCCCACCCCCGCAAGCATCTCCCCCACCCGATCAACGAAGGTCGGTCGAAACCACGGCCGCGCGGACATCCGCGAGGTCCCATACTCGTGGAACAGCCCCCAAAAGGCCCGCGCGGTATGTACGACAACGTGCGTCCCGTCCGAGTCCACGCGTAATGACGTGGCGAGCGTACCTGTGTCGCGTGGTGCGCGAGCCCTCGCCGCGAACACCAGCACGCCACCAGCGCGCCGCTTCCCCTCCTCGGCCCGCACGCGCTTCAATGCCCCGAGATTACGCTGTGCCCGCGCCATCCCATTCCACTTCACCGAAATCCTACTCATACCTGTTCCACCGCATAGAGGGTCATCGTGTGCCGTCGCTCGTCGATGGTCGCAATACTCTCAATGTCGAAGATCCGCACGACCGCCGTCCGCGGATCGGTATACGCAATGCGCATCTTCGGGGTGATCCCCTGCGCATAGCGCATAGTGATCTCATGCGTGATCCGTGCATCCACTTGACCAGCCTGAAACAACTCCCGGCCCCGCAAGGGACGTATCCGCCCCCAGCGGGTACCGATACTAGAAGCCTGCCACGATCTAATTGGTTCTCCGGTCGTATCTTGCGTCTCGGTTTCCGTCTGCACGACCAACCGCTCGCGGAGCGCCCCGGTATTCAAAAATGCCATATCCGGTGTGGTGCCCACAGGTCCCGCACCATCTGCGGGAACGGGGTATCCTTTCCCATGCCGTCACGATTCTCATACAACGCCGCGACCAAAATCTTGATGCCCTGCACGAGATCGGCCGGCACGTCCGTCGCCGCCGCCCCGTACCCCGCAACAAACCGAATCGTCACGGCGTTCACCACATCTCGCGTGACCGGCCAATCCACGTTGTAGGCCAAGGCCACGCGGCCGGGCGTCCGCGAGACGTCCACGGTGTAGTTGGCCGTCGCCCATGTTTGCGTTGTCCCCGCCGTGTCCACGTACTTGACGCTGGTAATACTTACCAGCGGTGGCAACGGCATAGTAATCCACGCCGCATCGGGGAACGCATCCAGCGTCAGGTCCCAGGTCTGATGGATGAGCGCGCGATTGAGGAACGCTTCCGCACGTCGCCGTGCGGTGGTAATCAGCGTCCCCACCAGCGTGTCGTCGTCTGTGACCTCAAGGCGGAGTTGCGCCTTCGCCTCCGTCGCGGAGACCGGCTCGACCGTTGGGGCGGTGATCAGCGTCAGACCGTAGCTCATCGTGAGGCCATCAAGGCCGCAGCCCGCCCATAGTTCGGCGCGTCCGGACCAAACCGCTGGAGGTAGTCCGCGGGCGCAATCGGTAGCTCCCACTGCGCCCCATCCCCCGTCACCAATTCCGCAATGCGCGCCGCAACGTAGCGTCGTGCCTCCCCATCAGGCAGGTCAACCTCCTGCCCACACTGATAGCAGAATCGCGGCCCCGCCATCGCCGTCAACATCCGTACACGCATCGTCCCTCCGAACGGGAGGGGTGGTTGCCCACCCCTCCCCTGACGCCGGTTATGACGCCGGATGACGGAGATACTTGATGGGATTCGTTCCGGCGTCGATGATGTCGCCATCATGCCGCGAGAACGCGATGAACGCCACCTTACCGAATTCGGCGTACCGCTCGACCAGCCGCTGCACCGCGATGTCCATCACATCACGAATCCAGTACTTCGAGAAGTCGCCGTAGATCACCGAACGCCCACCGCCGGTGATCGCATCCACGTCCTGATTGACCACGTAGCGATCGCCGTCAATGGTGTCCGGCTCGCGGACCGCAATCCCCGGTGCCCACAGGGGCCGACCCTGCGAGTCCTTCAACTGCTTCAGCGCCTTGAGGGTCGCGTCGCGGAACATCCACTCCGCGTCGGTCCGATACGCGGGATCAACCGCGTGCTTGAGATCCAGCAACTCGTTGTGCGTGATCGCGCTCGCACTGGCCGCCGTCACGCCGATGGTCCCATTCTCCACACCCAACGGGCGACTCGACCCGTGCCCCGTGGTGAAATGGGTATTCG